CGAGAACCAGTAAGTTGCCCAGTAATACCAACGCTTTTTACGCTTGGAGCCTGATGAGGCGAGCATTGTACGTCGAAGGAGATACGACTCCACCTTGCCTCGTCGCTTTTTGGTTGTAGGTGTTGTAACCATGGCGTTTCAATGATTAGTTTCTGTAGGAAGATAGACATGTTATCTGCACGTTCTTTAGATGCAGATATAATCATTATCTTTCTTTCACTGTCTTTAAATAGTGTCCATAAGACAAAAGCACCTGTAATCCATGATTTACCGACTCCTCGGAAAGCTTGGATCTGTAGACGCTTTGGTCCGTGTTGTAGGTAGTCTGCAATAGCAAACTGTGCTCTTGTAGGAGGGGGTAGATCAAGCTGTTCCCATAATGCGGTCAGAAACAGCTTGAAATCGTCCTGTAAGGCTTCTAAAGGGTTGGTCATGTGTGTTTGGTCATTTAATATATTTAATCCTGTTTATAGCCTTTAGACGGTCCTTTGGATCCATCTTGTGATTTGGTGTAGAACCTCTAAATGAATCAATGGTTAAGTTAGTAAGACCAGCTCCTAACCCTACAGGTTCAGCTACAATTGAATGTGGCCCTGGTACAGCTCCAGCAGTATCAGCAGCAAATTCAGCTTTAGCTATACCTGACTGTAGTTTATCTACCCAATTTCCAGTTTCTTCTGCTTTTTGGTGACGAGCTTTAGCATCCACACCACTTAATAAAGCACTAGCACCTCCAACTGCAGGTATTAACCATTTTAATTTCTTACCTATTTTTAATCCTTTATTGATTTTACCTTCTTCTGCTAATTCCCTAGCTATTGCACTTACTTGAAGTTTATCTGTAGGTTTTGGTGGATGTAATCTACGGTAATCATCCCATTCTAATTCTGCTAACTTTGAATTAATAGGATCTTGTACATACTTAAGCCAATCAGTAATTGCAGGAAATCTAGCATTAAGTGGAAAGTCTTTAAAGCTAGGCATCACAGCTTTTACACCTGATTCAGCACTACCTTTAACCATTAACTTTCCTTTGTGTTTACCTTTAGTTTGTGTTACAAAATTTCCTTTACCTGTTTTATCTGGTGATACTTGGATGTTGTTCTCTTGCATCCAATTATGAATCTCCTTATGTACTTTTGGAGTTAAGTTCTTTAAATTAGCTTTAGCATCACCTAATGGAACACCTTCATCAACAAACCATTGTGTTAACTCTTTAGCTTGTTTCTCATTTAAACCTTCATAGAAAGGAGCATACATCTTCACCATTCGTTTATGGTGAGCTTCTAAGCCTTTTACAGTATCAGTTTTTTTATTCCATTTCTCTACATTTGGGCTAGTCTGCATTTTTATTGCATTAGCCCTAGCTGCTGTAACTTCTTTATTTTTCTCAACGTCTAAGAATGTAGGATTCAGTGTTTTGACATTTTTCTTAGTTGATGTTCTATAATACCTACTAACATTTTCAAGACGATATTCTACTCCATCTGCAGCTGTAAAAGATGATGGGATACCTTTTCTTAATTCTTCACTGGTTGTAGCACCATTTTTTATATTTTCATCAATTATCTCTTTAAACTGTTTGAGTAGACTAGGTTTTTGTAATGCCATACCCTACCTCATCGTTTTGAACTGCTTTCCTCTCTCTTCAAAATATGATTCCTTAGCTTCCCTCATCTCTTTGTATTCTTTTGCATCAGCTTTATCCTTTGGGGATTCATAGGTTGCTGTACCTGTAAATTCTTTTGCCATTAGCTGATATGATTTAGTATAAGTTGCTCTCTGGAATGGTTACGTCCATATGTTTGACGCATCCATCGGAGCCAATGACTGCTACCTTTGCCCTGATTACACGCTCGGCAGGCGGGGACCAAATTGCTTGTAAGGCTTTCTCCGCCATTTGTTTTAGGTTTGACATGATCAAGTGTAAGTTCTGTAATTTCATAGTTGTTTCCGCAATAAACACATGTACAATTGAAGTGCTCTTTAATAGCTCTTCTCCAGAGCTTTCTGGCTTCTGAATTTGTCATGGTTATTAGGTTGTATAAGTAGTGTTCAGGGGTTGGTAGTAGTGGGGTCATTTACGAATTTTAAGTCTGCTTTTACGATTAATAGATGGAGACTGTAGCCTTCCTTTAGTGGTACTCCCTTTATAGTGAGCAGCATCTTTGCCATCACCATTACCGTAAGTACCTAGTTTTCTATTAAGCTTATTAGCGTTCTTTTTAATCGCACTACCCTTTGCTGTTTTTTGATATGCGCTTTGTTGTTTAAGCCTTTTTTTACGAGCTTCAGGATTCTTCCTGTAATACTCAGCTGTGCTTCCTGCCATAAAGTCTGCTCTGTACTAGTTCGGGATCTACCTTTGGCATAACGGCTGCAAGTTTAGAAAGTGCATTACCTTCATATGCTACACCGCTAATATCATTTGTTTTAAGCCAATCACAGGCTGCTTTTAAATCTTGAGTAGAAGCTTCGCCACTTTTGACCCGTTTTAGAAACTCAGTCGTGACAAGGTTATGCAGTTCGTTAAATTGGTCTTCAGTGGCTCTGTTCTTCATTCGTCTTTAATTCCTGGGAATAAGTTTCGTCTAACTATCTCTACTGCTTTATCATCAATAGTGTTATCTGTTGACTTTGCATAAGCTTCGAGTAGTTGAATGATCAAGTTCTTCACAGCTGATGTGGAGAGGAATGTCATTAAGATGGGTTTGATTATGATCACTTGTTTAGTGGGAGTTGTATAGTTGGTGATTTTGTGTAGCTCTCAATTAATTGTTTTCTTTCTTGAAGTGTTTCAATTAGTTGACCTGACGGTGAGTTTCTAAATTCGTTTATCTTATGGATACCGAATGAAGCACCTGCGATCACTAAGACAAATAATGCGATTCTAACTTTCATCTACTTTCTTAGTAGTTTTTTTCTTTGCAGCTTTCTTTGCTCTAGCTGCTATTTGATCACTTAATGTACTCATTTTTTATTAGTGGGTTTAATTGGACATTCGTATTCCTGTTCACTCCAAGGAAATTTCTTGTTTTTAGGAATACAGTTATTTTCTAAATATTCTTTTACAGCAGTTTCTTTTTCTTTTTCATACTTAACTATAGGAACAACATCGTTACACATGGTATATACCCGTGTACCTTCAGCTAACATGAATCCTTTACGTTGTAATTCAGCACATCTAAGCATACGAGTTAGCTCATAATCAAGCCTCATCTTTTCTTCTTGTCGTTTTGCTATACGTCTGCACTGTTCTAAACCTTTACGGTCTAATGGAAACATAAAATTAACTTGTCCTCCCCAGTTTTCAGCTACTGTGTAGCTTCTCTGTGTCATCTCTTCATCAAAGGGAACCGTATGATTCCCCATGTAGAAGGGACTGAATGTCATAGTTGCACCATTACAGCTAATGGAACCCCCGTAATGTTGTCTACTTGGTGCTCCATTATTCTGAAATTGGACAGCTTGGTTTGTCACATTTCCAGTCGCTGCTGCAACTGGATTAGACACATTTTTAGTTTCACCTTCTGCCTTAACAGGTGCTATTGAGAGAAGACTGATAAGGAGACAGTAGTAGATTCCGTTTCGATAGTTCTCTCTATTTCTGTTAGTTCTATCACTTGACTTGCTGCTCTTGTTACGACTTCTAGTGAGAAATCGGAACCAGCTGTTGTCATGTTGAAGATGGAATCGCTGTCTGCTATTCCTCCAGAGGATGCTGAGGTATGAGTTATGTTGTCCCCAGACCATTTGTTTAACGCTGCTCCATAGGTGGTTGTTGTTATTTCTTCTGTTATATCTTGAGTTGTAGTTGTTGTACTGTTCATCGAACCCTGGGTGAAGTTGGGTTGTATCATTTCTGCTCTTACTACCGTGGGTGATGCCAGTAGGAAGAGTAAAAGCCATTTTTTCATTCTTCCTTTTTTTTGACCATAGGACAATTTACGGGTTTATTGTTGCCACTATTTTTATTTCCAGTGGTCAAGCCAAATGTTGCCAATGCTCCCGTAAACACACTGGCAACGAACGTGATATCTGAGTTACCTGATTT